GAGACATTGGTCTTGATCGTAGCGATGTTAATAGTCTTATCTACACTCGAAGACATAAACTACAACGTGGAAAGAAGCATTAAAGAAGGGACTAAACAATGACTTTAAGTAGCGTAGAATTGCTCAATCAAAAAGTATTACAAGTTATTCTTGATGAGCTGCCTGAAAGCGAGCGTGAAATGCCTCTTGTATTGTGGCTTAATAATAAACTTAGAGCGTATAAGCAGAAAGAAAAAGATAATGGTTGAAACAATAGATAAACAGTTTTGGGATTGGATAGAGAATTGTCCCAAAGAAATATATGTAAATCATGATTATACTGATGATGAAGACAAACACAAAATATATGTTTTTGGTTTTGCCGTTCCAAAAGAAAAAGANGAATATAATAATGTGTAATCCTGAAAGATTATTTATAGTCGATGATACAGAGCATTGGTACTGTGATAGCTGTAATAAGAGCTGGACAGTACAACAACAAGAACCAGACTTCAACACAACTAGAGAACAACGAGAAAGGTTAGAACTCTATGGAGAAGAATAATGAAAACAATTGATGTCTTATGGATAATCGGTTTAATCTGGAGTGCCGCTTGTCTTACCGCTTACGCTATGTCTTAGAAAGGAAATAAGATGGAAGAAAAAGTATGGACAGCAGTCAGTCCTAAACACTACAAGGAAATAGTTCCAGGTCTACAGTATATGCAGATGATGGACTATATGCTTACTGATTTCAGTGGCAGTGAGGCACACCTTATAGGTCAAATCTACAAGTACCTTATGCGCTACGGAAAGAAAGATGCTAAGAATCAAGAGCTAGGTAAAGTATTTTGGTACTTATCTTACTTGATGATTAACAATGGCATGGATGCCACAACCCTTAAAGAAACACTTACAGAGATTGAGGAATTATTCAATGATTAATGAAAAACGTACAGTAATTATTCGTGATGCGGAAATGCATTGGGCTAAACTAGACAAGCCTGTAGAGCCATTTGGTACACTTCAATGGGAGCTACAGATCCGCACCAACGATAAGAAAGTAGCTGATGCTTGGAAGAAAGAGTATTACTTACCTGTTAAATCCGAGGAAGGAGATAACGGAACATACTACAAAGCCAATGTTAAGCGTAAAGCAATTAAGAAAGATGGTGAACGTAATACAGCACCAGATGTTCTTGATGGTAACAAACAAAAGATTGAGAGTGGATCTATTGGTAATGGNTCTGTAGGTAATGTAATGTTATTTCAGTATCCTTACGATGTTGCTGGTCGTAAAGGTGTAGCAAGTATTCTTTCAAAGGTACAGGTTACAGACTTAAAAGTATATGTACCAGATTCCAGTACTGATTTTGAAATCATTGAGAGCGATAGCAANGAAGAAGCTACGGCTGACTTTTAATGGCAGATATAATCGACTTCAAATCAAAACTTAATGAAAAGAAAGTTGAAGTTGAACTTGAGGACGATGGACAGCTCTTATTAGAGTTGTCTATTGTTTCTCTATGGGCAGACTTCGGTGGAGAAGAGTTAGAAGAACTAATTGGTGACAAACTCTCTTATCTACTTATTTTCCTTCAGTTTTCTGGTGGGTGTTTTCAACTTATGGAAGATGAACTTATCTTTGTAGATGAAGAAGGCACTGTATCAATAGAACAAACAGTAAAGGATACTCTTCAAAATGGAATTAATGACGCTAAGAGAGAGCTTAGAGCAGACAATCATACAACTCACTAGGGCTATTGATTACTGGTCTGAGATGACTACCAAGGGTGTTCCAGGAGGACATCATTATATTCACTTAGTAAGGACAATGGAAGATTTAAAGACGTATATTATTAGCTCGGAAAGGTATGACAATGAAGAACTACGTTTATCTAGCAGGACCAATGGAGGACTGCACAAGGGATCGGATGCTATCTTGGCGAGAGAAAGCCGAGAAGAAACTGAGTCTACTAGAAATCAATTCGTTAAATCCAACTCGTAGAGTTTCTTTTCATGATGAACTTTATCTTGGTGAAACTCAAACACCTGTACAATCTACTTGTAGACGCATATTCAAAATGGACATGCAAGATATCGCTAACAGTACGGTGGTTCTTGCTGATGTACGCAGAAGTAGCGGTCGTGGTACTGGTACTTCTATGGAGCTTATGTTTGCTCATATGAAAAATAAAGTAATTATCTTATGGGCAGACAAAGACGACTTAATACACCCATTCTATGAGAGTATTTATACAGAAAAACATTTTACTCTTAATGAATGTCTTGAAGCTATTATTTATTATTATTGAGGAGAATAAAATGAGATTACGTTTTGATAGTTACACCAAGAACGCTCGTAAAGCAGCCGATGTTTTCGTTAAGCTAGCTGAAGAAGGGGTTACTGATTTAAATCTCTATTCTAATGATTACAATTCAGTTGTATTCAATCTTACAGGAAGTATAGAAGCAAACGTTGCAGAATATCTATCTGAACTTTTAGATATTGATTGGGAAGACGACATAAGTGAACTCTAGAAAGGAATAACTATGCCTTATATTACTAAAGATGATCGTCAAAAGTTAATGTTTGTTGAATCAGCTATTGAAGATAGTCCACCTCAAACAGCAGGTGAGCTTCAATATCTTATTGCTGTTATGATACATTATTACGTTAAAGATCAAGGACTTAGGTATCAAACTTGTAATGATATTATGGGTGCATTAACAGGTGCTAACCAAGAGTTTTACAGACGCTTTGTAGCAGAGTATGAAGACTCAAAGATAAGAGAGAATGGTGATGTCTATTATCCAGTATATGAGTAAGTATGTTAAGTCAATCTTTAATGTTACGAATGATTCTCTAAAAGAAATTAATTTCTTTGAACTCACACCGGATATTACAAGATGTGATAAGTGTAATAAAGAATACAGACAGGGTGCATTAGATTTTCTAACATCAAACTTTGTCTGTCCTGTATGTGAAAATGGAAAGGATCCAAAATGAAACTAACTTTTGATATCGAAACAGATGGCATTAAAGCTACTAAAATATGGTGCTTAGTCATCCAAGATATCGATACAAAGTTAATATATAAATGCTCTGACTATGATGATAACTGTATGTCTATTGAGGAAGGCTTATCTTTCATGGAACGAGCAGATGCATTAGTGGGTCATAACATAATCGGTTATGATTTACTAGTGCTCAAACAATTGACTGGTAAAGACTTCTTTCATAAGAAACTTTATGATACATGGGTCATGAGTCAAACGCTTAACTACAAGCGCAACCATAAGCATGGCTTAGCAGGATGGGGTGAACACCTTGGATTCTCTAAGCTAGAATTCAATGACTGGGATAATTACTCTAAAGAAATGCTTACTTACTGTGTAAGAGATGTAGAGTTAAATACAAAAGTCTTTGAAATATTAATGCAGGAATTTAAAGATCAATCGTCTACTAAGCCATTGATTTCTTTAGGTCTTCGTGCTGAACATGATGCTGCAATATTCGAAGCTCGTGTAAGAGACAAGGGATGGCTGTTCGATGTTNAAGCAGCTAACGCTCTTGACGATAAGATGTGTGCTGAGATTGAANCAATTGAATCCCGTGTACATCCAAAGCTACCTGAAATGACTATATGGGTAGATAAACAACCGAAGCTTGCTAAGTACACTAAGGCAGGTAAGTTTACCGCTGTTACTAAACGATTACTAACTGAGTATCTTAATGGTGAAGAGCCTGATGAGATGGAATGGCCACCTGAGAAAGAATTTCAGCGTAGTTATCAGACACAAGTAACTCTAGGTAATATGGAAGAAGTTAAAGAGTATCTGTTCTCTATCGGATGGAAGCCTGATGACTGGAACTATAAGAAATTGGGNTATGAGTTTATCAAGACTAGCCCTAAGTTAACAAGTACTAGCTTAGAATTACTAGGTGATATCGGTAAAGATATTGATAGATATTATACAACAAGATCAAGGCGTTCTATCTTAAGAGGTTGGCTTGAATCTGTAGATAACGGTAGACTTCACGGTAAAATGTGGGTTATCGGTACACCAACTTTCAGATCTCGGCATGAAGTAATTACTAATCTACCTAGTGTTGAAGCCGCATGGGGTAAAGAGATGCGTAGTCTATTTATCTGTGAAGAAGGTTATAAGGTAGTAGGTGCTGACTCAGCTGGTAATCAGATGAGAGCATTATGCCATTATATAGGTGATGATAGCTTTACTGAGGAGGTAACAAGCGGTGACATTCACTCTTATAACGCAAACATTCTGGGTAGCAGCAGAGGTGATGCTAAACGTTGGCTATACGCTTATCTGTTTGGTGGCGGTGGTAAGAAGTTGGGTTCTATCCTCACAGGTAAACCTGATGCTAAGGCAGGGGAATCTTCCAAGAAGAAATACCAATCAGCAATCCCTGGACTTGGACGAATCAAAGCGAAGCTGGATCAGATATACAACCAAACTAGTTCTGGCTATGGTTCTTCATTTATTCCTGGTCTTGATGGTCGCCGTGTCTATGTTGGTTCTGCTCATCAATCACTAAACTATCTACTACAAAGTGCTGAAGCAATTACTTGTAAGGCNGCTGTAGGTTATGCTATGCACAAGATAGCGTATGAAAATCTAGATGCATACCCTGTTATCTTCTATCATGATGANATGGCATGGGTTGTTAAAGAGTCTGATGCAGAACGTGTTAAAGAAATATGTATTGAAGCATTTAAAGAAGCACCTAAACAATTNAATGTACAGTGTATGGATGGCGATGGTGTCATTGGTGACTGTTACGCAGACGTTCATTAGAAAGGAAACGTTATGGGTAAATTAAAGAACCACCTTATAGAACTCGAAGATGAGTTCTGGGCTGAAGTAAATAATATAATTGGCTCTTGTGAAACTTTACCAGAGCTTTGCAATACAATGTGGGATTATAGAGATTTACTTCCTATGCATACTGATGCTCAAGTCATGGAAGACTTAGCGATGGCATGGAATGATTATTGGCAAGAAAAAGGACATGAATAATGATAGCAATTGTAGACGCTGATAGTTGTATCTATCAATCAGCATGGGATCAACCAAATCTTGATGCTGCATTTAAGAACTACGATAATATTCTTAACACTTATTGGATAGACCCTGTTTGGGCTGATGAAAAAGTAATTTATTGCGGAGGTAAAGATAACTTTCGTTATAAGCTTTGTCCAGAGTATAAGAGTAATCGTAAAGATCCACCAGAAAAAGCTAAACTTTTCAGACCATTAATGGATATGATTGTAGAGAAAGAGCTAGCTATCCCTTCACATGGTATGGAAGCAGACGATATGGTACGTATTAAAGCTACCGAGTGTGCTAGTCTTAATCAAGACTTTACAGTAGTTCATATCGATAAAGACCTTGACTGTATTCCAGGTAAACATTATAATCCTAAGAAAGAAACTTTCTATGATATTGATGTTGATAAAGCAGACTTGTTTTACTGGACTCAAATGCTTAAAGGAGATCCTACAGATAATCTTCCTGGACTACCTAAGATTGGTCCTAAGAAAGCAGAGAAGATGCTTAGTGGAGTGCCTATGGCAAGACGTAAACAAAGAGTCTTTGCAGCATACCGAGCTAAGTATGGAGGTTCTAACTGGAAAGAAAAACTGTTGGAAACAGCTAATGGTATTCACATATTAAGGAGTCAAGATGACTACTTTAAGATTTAATAATCATGAACGGTGGCATAACATTCAAGTAGAGCGTGTCACTCAATTCGATGCTAACGATTGGTGTGGAATAATCACTAAAGAACACGGTGAAATACGTTGTAAGCGTAGAAACAAGTCACGCTTTAAACTAAAGAAAGGATTTAAAGGTCCAATTACTGTTTTCTTTTATCAAGGCAAGACCCCAACAATAGCAGATGATCAAAGAGGTCATATCGAAGTAGAAAATCATTGGAACATTATTAATAAAGAATGTTTTGATGAGTCACATCATGGCTTCTTATATGTTATTACTGACAAACGTAATAATAAACGCTATATTGGTGTTAAGACACTACATACTAGCTGGAAAGGTTATACTAGCTCTTCTTCAGATCTTAATAAAGAGATTGAAACTGTTGGTAAAGAAAACTTTGATTTCAATATATTGTTTTCTTGCCCTATGAAGGGTGACTTAAGCTATATGGAAGCCTACATGATAATGAATACTCATGCGTTATGCTCAGATGATTGGTATAATAAATGGGTTCATGAAATTAGATTTAAACCTGCAATGAAGGACATGGAGAGACAAGTTGAGATCGCAGAAAAATATTCCTGAAAAAGATCCTTGGGAAATTGAGGAAAAAGAACTTCAATCATTTAAAGACGTAAAGAAACAACGTGTAAGTAAATCTAGTGTAGCAAGATATAAACGAAAGGCGGCTCGTTATGCTAAAGAAAAACGAATATACGGAGAGTAAAGAGATAGGTAAAACAAAGTGTCCTGCTTGTCCTAGCAGTGATGGCTTTGCTATCTATGATGATGGACACGGTTACTGTTATGTATGTAACCATTATGAACGTAACATTGATAATGAAAGTGAAAATGAAATGCCCTTAGATAGTAATAATACCAGCCTTGATTTATTCATAGCTAATCTCGGTGATAGTCGTGGTTGTCAAGAAAGACGTATCACTAAAACAGTTGCTGAACATTACGGTGTAAGAGTTAACTATGACAGCGACAGAAATATTAATGCATATAACTATCCATACTATAAAGATAATGAATTGGTTGCTTATAAAGTAAGGACATTACCTAAGCAATTTAAAACAGTAGGAGACTTTAAAGATGTTTGGCCTTTTGGTTGTCAAAGCTTTGGAATGGGAGGTAAACGACTTGTCATTACTGAAGGTGAATTCGATGCGATGTCCGTTGCACAAGCCTCGTTGGATCACTATAATAAAATCTATCCAGCAATTTCTGTTGCCTCAGCAAGTAACCTTAAGAGTTTGTTGTATGCAAGAGAATGGATTAGATCTTTTGAAGAAGTCGTATTGTTCTTCGATAATGATGCTGCAGGAAAGAAAGCAATAAAAGAAGCGGCTAATATTATTGGTATCGATAAAGTAAAGATAGCCTCGCTAGGTACTGTTGCTAAAGATCCCTGTGAACTGTACTTAGCATCAGGTAAAGATGGTATCATGCGTTCTATTTGGGATGCACAACCGTATAGCCCTGCAGGTATTGTTGTAGGTCATGAGCCTGTATGGGAACAATACTTATCTAGACTATCTACTGAGTCTGTAGCATATCCTAATTGCTTACAAGGCATCAATGATAAAACTAAAGGTATGCGCTTTGGTGAAATAACTTTGTTTACTAGTGGTACTGGTTCAGGTAAAAGTACGGTGATTAAAGAAATAGTACTTGACTTATTGGACAAAACTAGTTATAATATTGGTATGATTTCACTTGAAGAGTCTGTTGGTGATACTGCAGAGAAGTTTATCCAGATGAAACTTAAGAAGAATCTACAAGAAAATGATGTGCCTTTAGAAGAACAAGAGCAAGCTAGTCGTGATGTGTTTGAATCAAATCGATTAGTTCTTCTTGATCATCAAGGTTCTGTTGGTGATGAATCGCTTATTGACAAGATAGAATATATGGCTTTAATGGGCTGTAAATATCTTATCCTTGATCATATCACTATTGCAGTATCAGAAGGTGCTGAAGGCTATACTGGTAACGAAGCTATTGATAAAGTTATGTCTGATCTTCTTAAGATTACTAAGAAACATAACATATGGCTTGGTGTTATTAGTCACCTTAGAAAAGTACAAGGTGGCGGTACTACCTTTGAACAAGGTAAGCTACCTAGTATGGATGATATCAAAGGTTCAGGTAGTATTAAACAAATCTCATTTGATATTATTGGATTTGCTAGAGATATGGCTAATGAAGATGAACAAATTAGAAACACTATTAACTTTATTGTTCTTAAAAGTCGTTTCACTGGTAAAACAGGTCCTGCAGGTCAGGCTAAATACGATCATAATACAACTAGACTATCTTATTGTAATGGAAATGCAATTGATTTCGAGGTGTTATCATGAACTACGAAGAACTACATATGGAATTAGCAGAGTTAAGAGATCTTAATCGTCATTATCTTAATTCGGTTACTGTATTAAACGAACAGCTTGAAGCTATGACTAAGGAACGTAATAAGTATCGTAGTCAGGCTATTATGCGTGCTAATAAGATTGAGGAGATACTCAATGGCCAAGAACTTAAAGCAAGATAGATATGATAGTATGTATATGGACATTGCTAAACGGATTAGCGAAATGTCTTATGATGATGACACTAAAGTAGGAGCTATTATTGTTAAAGATGGAAATATTATTTCGATGGGTTGGAACGGAACTCCAAGCGGCTTTCCAAATGATTGTAAAAACCCTAACACTGGTAGCACTCTACCTTATGTTATTCACGCTGAATCTAATGCTATTTGTAAGCTGGCGCGTGATGGAGGTAGCGGATTGGGCTCTACCTTATACACTACGGTGTCGCCTTGTATGGAATGTACTAAGCTTATCCTGCAATCTGGCATCAAAGAAGTTGTGGTGTGTAAGGGCGAAGAGAAATACCTTGATGCATTTAAAATACTTAATGAAAAGAACATGATACGTCAACACAAGACAGATTGAGAGGACAAATGGAAGATATTAAACAATATCTCTTAAATAAAATCCGTGGCGAAGACCTTGGGGTTAAGCCAAGACGTAACGTACAACTAATGCGTATGATTGACACTGATGGTGTTGATATGCTAGACTTCTTAGCTGAAGATATGATTAACTATGCTAGGAAGTTTATACAACGATGCTTTAAACGTAGTAAAACTGAAGGTGAGACTGCTATTACACAAGCTTCAATGGCAATAGGTAAATATATTGTTGAAAGCTGGGATAGTACTAATGTTAACTTCAGGGATCATGTTAGAGTAGGTGATTTAATAATTGAAGGCTTTGTAATGTGTGGGTATTTAACGATATCAGTAGGACACATGAAGAGTCGTAAGCCAGTAACCATTCATGCTACCCCTAAGTGGGGTGATATGGAAGCAGTTGCTGGCAAAACTATTTGTATGACAGATAGTATTATCCCACCAATTACTAGTCTTATTCAAAACAACGATAAGAGTGTTATTAAGACCTGGGATAAGTCTAAAGAAAAGAAGTTTATTAAATACTTAAACGCACCCTTTGTTAAAGCAATAGATAAACTGCAAGCAACTAGATGGCTTATAAATAAAGATGTGCATGACGCTATCCTCTCTCAATGGGATTCTTTTATTCAAACAGAAGAATTCAATGGTGAAGATAAAGCTGAAAACGAAAAGCTCTATCAACGACAGTCGTCTAAGAATAGAGAAGTAAAAGAAGTAATGGCTATAGCTAACAAATGGATTGATACTGAATTTAGTTTTTATCTTGATGCAGACTATCGAGGTAGGCTTTACTATTCAGAACCATTCTTTAACTTCCAAGGCTCTGATATTGCCCGTGGTCAATTGTTATTTGCTAAAGGTAAACAATTTAATAGTACTGCTAGCTTTTGGTTAGGTGTTCATACGGCTTGTTCTTTTAATCAGTCATATAATATCGATGAGATTCCTGAGTGGGTCACTACTGATTATCGGAGTGTGTTAGAGCAAGAAGAGCTTGATACTATCTCAGTTGATAAGATGACGCTTGAAGATCGCGCTATGTGGACTCAACAGAACATCGATAGTATAATTGAGTTCGGTGAACGTAAAATATTTATGCATGAAGCTGAGAAACCTATTTCGTTTCTAGCTTGTTGTATTGAGTGGTATAAGTACTCGCAATCTGAAGGTGACTTCTATACTCACTTACCTATACCTATTGACGGAGCTAATAATGGTTGGCAGCATTTAGGTGCTATGTCTAAAGATGATAAGACAGGTAAGCTAGTAGGATTAGTTCCTACTGAAGTTCA